CCCTTGCGTAAGTTCCACTTATGCTTTGATCGTCCACCAAAACAGTGTACTCAGTAGCACCAGAAAACGGAAAAACAGCCGCTCCTTTAAGGCGAGTACGGTACGGAACCATCAAGCCAGAAACTCCGCCGTGTTGCGATTTAACGTCGGTTTGCATACCCATAATCAATCTCCTGTAAAGCGGGGGCCGAAGCCCCCTAGATCAATTAAGCAGATGCTGGGAACTGCGAACCGTTAGAGTTTGCAACCACGTACATGATGGTGTACTGCACAGTACCTGCGGTCACTGCGGCTACGGTTGGAGTCATTGTGGCAACAATTTTTACGTCTGTTGCGCCAATGCCAATACCGCTGGGGGAAGCAGTGGATGCTGCACCGCACCATTCGCCCAACTTAGCTGCTGCATTGCTGACGGCTGCGCGACCAGCGGTAGTCACATCTGTAGCTGCCCAGTACAAAGCGGCTGTAGTACCGTCACCAAGGCTGACGTTGGCTGCGGTAGAGCCTGTAAATGCAACAGTGGTGTCGATCAAAATGTCAACGATTTGAGCGCCAGCAGGTAACACGCAAATGGTGTCGGTAGTCGCGGAAGCGGCTTGACCTGCGTAGTTCTTTTTAAATGTCTGAGAAACAACGGTAGCGCCGCAGTTTTCAATAGTACCAACAACAGTGCCGGTGGTGTTACGAACAGTGCCCAACAACCAAGGGCCAAGGTGAGTTGCGAATCCCATGATGGATTTCCTTTACATGCGTTATGGTGTATCAGTCTGCATGAAGTCAGCCGGGTCTGTTTGATACACCGAGAAGTCCCGGGGTGAGTGCAATATACATCAAAAGAAAAGGGGGCACAAGGCCCCCTTTCCACTCTGCCTTATTAGGCTCCGGGCGAACCGAAGATACCTAATGGGTCAGAAACACCGAAGCTGTAACGCTCACGGGCTTTGTAACGGACGTTGCCGGTATCAAAGTCACCGTCCATGCCTGTAGACATGGGTGAACGAACGAAATGCTTCAGACCGTTAGGCACATCAGTGATCAGGAACCAAGCGTTAGTGTCGGTCAACCAGTGGTTGACGGTATAACCTTCGGGGATGGAACCGTTGTTCTTCAGTGCATTGATGTCGTTGTCGTTGGTACCAACGCGCAATTCAGTTTCGAGCAAGCGAGTTGCAACGAATTGAAGTGCTGGAGGAACGATCAACTTCTTGGGGCGTGCTGCGATCAACAGGCTACGCTCATCAGTCCATGCGGCGATTTGAATAACAGCGTTTTCCAACGAAGTTTCATTCAAGTCAGCAGCAGTGCTGGGAGTGTTGCTGTTGGTACCACCAGACACCAATGGGTGTGCGGTAGAACACAGAACTTGGCCGTCACCATAAGTGGGGCCACCGGCAAAAGCGCTGTTTAACACGGAAGCAGCTTTAACCTGCTTGGTGTACGCCATACCGCGAGCCAGACCTTTTGTGTAGCGAGCAGACAAACTGTCGTACAAGTTATCTTCCACAGCTTCCTCTGTGATGGCAAAGCCCATCGCAATGGTTTCGTGTACATAACGTGCAGTCCAAGCTTCTTGTGCATTGTCATAAGCGATGGCAGAGCCCTCGTTCTTAACAGGTGCAGCAGAGAAACCAGACAGTTTTGTTTCTTCTTCAAAAGAACGCTCAGAGGTTTCGGTTTCATAAATCTCTTTATGTTCCTCACCGTACTTAGCGTACTCCAAACCAAACAAAGCGTTCAGGCCGGGTAAAAGTTCTTTAAGTAGTTGTGCGCGTGAAATAGCCATGATTTAGCTCCTATTAAGCGACTGCCAAACCAGTGGCGTTGTTGTACTGATGAATACCGAAGTTGATTTTTACAATTACTTCACTATACGTAGTAGTAGAGGGAGCAGTTGCATAAACAACGTCAATAACGCGGACTGGGAAAGTTGCGGTAACCGCTGGCGAGGTGCTTAACACTGAGTAGCTTGAGTTACCTGTGTTGGTAGAACCGGCAGTAGCCAGAATTGACATGTTAGTGCCAATAGCGTTCTGGGTAACTGTAGCCATAGTTGTGCCACTAGAGCAAACTGCAACTTGGAACAATGTATCCGGATCATCTGCAACCACGGCGAAGATTTTGGTCCCCGACTTGATTTGCTGACTAGCTGGATAGTACTGTTGTTGTTGGACTTGACCTGTTGAGGCGTTGGTAAAACTAACGCCAAGAAACACGCCACAAGGGGTATTAGCCGTTGTGCCAGTATCTTTTTCGATAGTTCCGCCGATAACGCGCTTAACAAAATCGCCATAGAAAATGTTAGCGGCGTAACCGCTTGCAATTTCCATCATACGGGTTGAACCCGCGAATACTTGACCACCAATCAAATTGATTGGTTTTAGCCCGTAAGGCTTGTCTACAGTAGGATATGCCATCTGGAAAACTCCAATTAATTATTGACGAGAGCCAAAGGTCACGCTTGTCTTTCGCTCGTTGAAAAGCGGCATACGAGCATCACTCTGGCGCATAAAGCTATTGTCCACGGCTTCTACAAGCGCTTCCGATTCTCCTCGGTAGAACGCATTGCGGTCGGCCACAAACTCAGAAGGTATTTTGCAAAGAATCAGACCACCGATTTCAATAATGTCATCCTCATTTTTCTTACGAGAAAACATTCTGATCTCAGGATGGGCAGACGCCTTTACAGGTTCGTAACCTTCCATCAGTTTTGAAGACCAATTCTTGTCATCATTTAAACCACCAACATTAACTCGAATCCAACGGAAATGGTAGCCGGGCTCAGGAGTTGGGTCAGGCAACAATTGTGGGGGACGCCATTTTTTGGGGCGCTCCGACACTGCACGGGTTTCAAGTTCACGCGATAAACGCTCTGTGTTTGATTCAACTTTTGACATGATTAATTAGTCCTCGCTTGTTCTTCAGCAACCTTACGCGCATAGAGTTCCAAAGGAACACCAAGCCGCTTGGCGATATTCACCTGTGTCTGAGTGAGCACGATTTTTTTAGGCGCTGTGCTTCTCGTTGCAGGTGCAACATTGGATTTCTTCGCGGGCGGAGGGGTAGCATCCGTCTGTTTACCATTGAGGCCAAACTCCTCTGGAAACACTTGTCGCATACGAGCGTTTAACTTCTCGTAATAATCTTCCGAACGTGGACTCACACCTTGATTGACGAGCTTTGTATGCACGCCAACAGCAAAGATACTCATTTCCTCGTTCTGGCCGTACCAAGGGTTCTCCTCTTGCCAACGCACTGCCCGAGGATCGGGAGGAGGCGGAGAGGGTGCTTGTTGTGGCTCTGGAGCCGTTTGTACCTCATTTTTTGGGGGTTGTAAAGGGGGTGCCCGCCAATTATTAATTCGGTCAGCTTTTACTGAAAGCGCAGTCAACTCGGCTTGAGCTTGTGACACAAGATCAGGGTCACCTAGTTCGTAGGCTTCTTTGTACTTGCGCTTGGCATCGTCCAACTCACTAGCTATAACCTTCTTGGCTTGCTCGTGCATTACCTGCTGGTTACCGTTTAGGGAGCCCTTGAGTCGCTGGTTCTCCTCAACAATCGTTTGCGCCACTCGGATGGCTTCCTCACGCTCTCGCTCGGCGGATTCTGCCCGTCTGCGCTCTTCGTGGTACCCTTTGGTGAAGTGTTTGATACGTTTTTGGACGCTTTCGTCGTATTTATCAAGTTCATCTTCAGCAAACTCCCGAGGTGGTTCGTCCATTGGCGTGCGGTTACGGTCGGCAGGAGGGGTGTCATTCACCACTTCTACTTCCGTTTTTTCCTCGCCTTCCACCTCAAAGTCTACTTTTTCTTCATTTGCTTCCTCATCTTTTTCGTGAGGGAATTTAAATTTTTCAAGTCCAGCCATGTCTTACTCCTTAGGTTACTCGGGTGATGCCACGGGGGTCTTGGACTGTACCTTCCACAGAATCATCGTTAATCAAGCGGAACTCTCGTCCGTGAATCTTGATACGTGTGCCTGTATTAGGACGAACCAAAACAAAATCCCCCACCTTGCAGCTAGCGCCGCTTGGGAAGCGTTTTTCGTCTTTGAAGGCATCGGGGCCCATTTTCACGACGAACAGAACAGGAGACAAAAGCTCCTCGTAGTACATAGTTTTGTCAGCTTTTATCAAGCCAACTTCGCTATCTGAGTAGGCTTCTTCTGCGTCTGGTAGGACACAAAGTAGGTGGTACGTAGCCGGGTCCGGTACCTGTTTGGCTTTCTCCTCGCTGGATTTGTTCAAAATACCAGACAAGTCAATAGCATCGACATCAAATTCACTCATGATTTTCCTTATCGCAGGGGGCTAAAAAGCACAGTAGAAGGCCCCCGAACCTCTACTGCTCTGGTGATCAGTGTGGACCTTCTCGCATCCACTTTGTCGCAATCCACTTTTCTCCCTCGATCACAGGAAGACCAGCGTGCAAGGTATTTCTTGCAAAAAACGTATTGGGGTAGCTAAAAAACACTGCACTTCCGGCAGACGGGGTAATTTCCAGCCCAATTTCGGGGAAAAGTGTGCCGCCACCACGCTTGGGTGTATTCAAATAAATAATCAAGCTGCTAACCCGTTGCCCCCCGTTCACTATTAATTTGGGGTCTGTACGGGGCATAAAGAAGTCAAAGTGCGGCTTGTACTCTTGGCCAACTTCATACTTCATAACTTGATAGGATTCTCCACGCTCTACTGGCCAATTCAACAGCTTAGCTGCTCGCATGTCTAGCATTTCAATAAAAGCATTCTCACCCCGTGGGAAAGCCGCGCCACTGCTGGTACGCACTTGATGTTCTGTAAAGCCTTTACCGTCTTCACTTATAGTTTTGGACCGTATAAGTTTTGGCTCGGCCATATCCATTAACAACTCACACTCATCAAAGCTCATAAAGTTCTCAAACACGGTAATCCGTGGGAACCTCATGTTCATCTTTACTTGCACAATCTGCCCATCAACATTTACAAACGATGGGGAACCACGGAGGTCAACTTCAGGTGTGCGTAATTGATTATTCATCGTTACCCTCTTGTCGAAGAAGCATGTTGCTCATGTCTTCAATTTCATTCATGGCGTAAGTAATCCCACGAATTTCTCCAACAAGGGCGGCGTAGTTTTCAAAATCTACAGCCTTACCCGAAGCCACAAATTCTGTAATTTGCGCCTTCTTTTCCTCAAGTTTTTTGTTGATTACTTCAAGTGCGTTCATTAGCTCTCCTTGGGTTTGTTAGTTTGTGCTAACCGTGCTCGCTGCTCTGCTACTCGTTCAGCATGGGTAAGCTTTTGGCGATGGGCCCGTTCGTCTTGCGTCATTTTTTGTTCGTGCTGTTGCTGTGCCGCCTGCAACTCTTGCTGTGCTCTTGCGGCAGCAATCCGTGGGTCTTCGCCCTGCTTGTTTTGCTGGTCTTGAGCTTTGAGTGCAAGTTCGGCTTTCTTGATCTCCAAGTCACCTTGCACCTTTTGGCCTTTGATCTCAATCTCTTTGCCCTTGAGTTGCAACTCTTGTTGTTGCATTTGCACGATTGGGTCTTGTGCTGTCTGCTGAGCCTGAGCTTGCTGTTGCGCGGCGAGGTTGGTCTGCATAAGTTGCGCGGAAGCTGTAGCCACCAAACGAGACAACTGAACCTCGACCTGCTCTGGTAACTGCTCGTCTGGAGAAGGCAGGGGCACGCCCAACTGTTCCTCAATCTTGGCACGATAAGAGAAGCCTAAGTGTTCTGCGATGTGTGCTTGAATTGCAGACATCATCTGTTGCGCCATCGGGCTCTGCCCAACCTGCTGCGCAATCATTGGGTCTTGCATGAACGTCATGTGGCAAGCGATGTGAGCATCGTGATCTTGATACATAAACGCCTTCGTAGGCTCGCCCTTGAGGAAGCCCATGTTTTCGCTGATGGGGTCCTTAGGTTTCTCGTCGTCCTCTGTAGGCACAAGCTTGTCACCATTCTTAATGCCCAGCACTTCAATCATCTGGCGATGCAGTTGTGGCAGGTCATAAATCTGGGGTGCTGACTGGCTAAGTTGGATCACAGCTTGGTACTGCATGATCCGTTGGGCCATTGTCGAAGAGTTGGGGTCAGATACTGGAATGACCTCGACCATGTCGTAGTCCGCTTGCTTAGCTTTGCGGCTACCTTGCGAAGGCTGGAATGTGTAGTCCTTGGGCGCGTATTCACGGATGATGGCTTTAAGGAGTTTGAACTCCTGCTTCATCGCATAGTGCACACGGGCTTGCACGGCAGACATGGTTTTAAGCTGACGCTCAAGCAGAGCCAGCGTGGTGCCCACAGGTGCGTTTGCCCCCATATCACTCACGTTCATATCAGCAATAGAACCTAGGCGTCGGCCTTCGTCATTGATCTTGTCCAACAGCCCAGACAGAACCATCGAAGGCTCCTTGTAGGGCAGTGCCATGATGTTGTCTTTGAGTGCTCCGCTTGGGATGTCCACATCTCGCCACTCGCCCGGGGCGATAGGCGTGTCGTCTCCCTTGGTGCGCAGTCCCTTAGCTTTAAGACCACCGGGCAAGTTGCTCAGTGTTCCAGCGTCCACCAACTGACGAATCAGCGATGTACCTGCGCGGGCGTAGCCACCAATCAAGTGGATGAAGCCAAAGCCATAAGCGCCAAAACCGGGGATGTAGTCGTACTGAACGAAGTGATCGCGCTTGAGTTTGAGTTTGTCTTCCTCTTTCCAGTTGCGGTAGACCGAGAGAACCTTACCTGTACCCTTGTCAATGCTGACAATGTATGGCACAGCAATCTCATCTTCGTCTTCAAACCCGGGCATGTCGTAGTCGATCTGCACTTCATAGATTTGATAGCGGTCGTCGTCAGTCAAGGAGTAGCCAGTCTCTTCAGCTTTCTTCTTCTCAACGTCTGTATGTACCTGCACTGGCTCACCCAACTCAACATCACGATAGAAGCCAGCGACTTGTAGCTTCCTGATGTCGTTCTTGGTCTTGCGCATGATGTGCGTGACACGCTCCGCAGTACGGGCTCCAGAAGAGCCGTAGGGGATGATTACGTCTTCTGCGGGGATAAAAACGGAGGTTTGACGGCCAATATTGGGGTCGTAATAGACCTTTTTGAACGCTGAACCAGCCAATCCAAGGTTAAAAAGCATGCGCTCATGCTCGGATCGGTACTCTGGCATGCCCTCTGTAAGCTGGTAATTCATGTCATCTTTGACACGCTCCGCAGCTTCTTCCTTGAGTTTGTCGATGGCCCCAATGATTTCTGTCTTAACTGGGCCAGCGGAGGGGAATGTTTCAATAATTGTCTCGCTCTGGAAACGAACAGCAGCTTCAGTCAGGATAGTTGAGTACACACCGCACGCACCAGCCCAAGGCTCCGTGCGTTCTTCGTACTTCATGCCCAGCACGTCCAAACCCTTGACGAACATCTCAACCCAGTCTTTGCGACTGGCAATGTCTGCGTCCACCATCTCAACGATGTCTGCGCCCAGTGTCTCTAAGTCACCCTCGTCCATGAACTCTGCGAGGTTGTCATCAAACTCATCTTCACCCTCGTCACCTTTATCTGGCATGAGGTCGATCTCCATGCCATCTATGCCAATCTTTACACCCTCTGGGTCTTCAATCTCGATCTCAATACCGGGACCGTCTTCAATATCTTGAGGCAGGGGGTTTAGTGCATCGCGCCCAAGTGGTGCTGGGTTCAATGGAGACATCATGCTGTTCATAGTGGCCATGTTCTATCCTTAGTAGTACGCTGCTCGTCTGTTAGACTTGAACAACTTAATTGGCTCGGGTTCATCATCTGGCAAACGCAAGAACCCACCTTGTCGAAAGCGCATTAGCGCGAGTGTGGTCGAGTCAACCATGTCGTCATGGTCGCCTGATGGGAAAGCAGCGATCTCATCAATCAACTCCTCTGCCCAACGTGTTTCTGGCACCCACACTTTCCCAGACGCGATTATGTCTGAGACTGAGTTCAAGCGGGCGAATTTATCTTGGCCACGGCTTGGCGTGTACTCCTGCACAGGTATGCCCATTGCCCGCATGTCATAGATCAGCGGCGCACCAGACGCCTTTTTCTCGATGATGACACTGTCAGGTTCGTACTCTTGGTACTCTTTAAGGAAGTCGCGCTTCAAGTCTGGGAACTCTACCCGTCGGCGGTAGATGCCAAGCAGAATAATGTTCGCTTGCCCGTGGTCTGCGTCGCTGTACCAAATGCCCCACGTCGTGCCCACTGAATAGTCAGCCCGGTTGTTTGCTTCAAACGCCGTATCCCATGACTGAAGTATGTATTCGCACTTGGGTGGGTCTTCTTTGTCCCAAATCTTCCACCAATCTCGCTTAATGATGGCTGACTCGTTACCTACGGGGTTCTGCTGGTACTGTGCTTGCCACTTGGCGTTCGGCAACTCCTCATGAAGCGCTTCCAACTCTTCTAGCGACCAGAACTCTGGCCATAAGGGTTTACCCGAAGGCAAAATGGCCGGAAATTCAATGACTTCCCACTCCTCACCACCCCTCAGGGCCGCAGATTTGAGCACTTGGCCAGTCAAATCCTTAGAAGCCCAGCGAGTCATAACTATAACAATAGCCCCACCCGGTTGCAGACGCTGACGCGGACCTGACGTGTACCACTCATAGGTTTTATCGTACACCTCGGGGTTCACAGCCGCCATCGCAGCCTCTTGTTCCGAGTGTGGGTCGTCAATAATCAGGATGTCGGCACCTTTACCGGTCACGGCACCGCCCACACCGATAGCGAAGTAGTCGCCCTTGGCGTTTGTGTTCCACCGGCCAGCCGCTTTCGAGTCTGACTGGAGACTTACACCGGGGAAAATCTCTCCGTATACCTCAGAATCCACTAAGTTACGTACCTTCCGGCCAAACCCCGTGGCTAATTCAGCGGTGTGGCTTGTCTGGATAACCTTCTTGTGTGGAAACTTCCCCAGAAACCAAGCTGGTAGCAGGTAAGAAGCGAACTCAGACTTGGTATGACGAGGGGGCATATTGATAATAAGACGCTTGCATGTTCCATTCGCTACCCTTTCAAATGCCTCAGCCATGCGCTTGTGGTGCCGCCCACCGATGAAGGTCGGCCAGACCCTCTCCACGAATTTAATGAATCTTGTCTGAGCTAGCTCACGCGCTTTGAGCTTCTCTAGCTGGGATAACTGTGCTTCCAACACGCGCATATCAGCCTCAGACAGTAGGCCACTGTCGATGACCTCCGCGATGTCTTCTAGGGATATGCTAGTAGTGTTAACCATTAGACGGCGGACCCTCTTCTACATCCGTTACGTTTTCTTTTATGGCCGGTAGGTCCTCGAATGTGCCTACAGCAGCAGGTGTACCCAACTGGGCATCTAAATCATCAAGGGGGGTTATATCTGTTACGTTTGTATTGAGCAGACGTTTGATCCGATCCTTGATGGAGTTCTCCAACGAGTTTGAAGTCTTATGGTGCACCGTGATCTCACTGCGCTCAGTGAAGATGCCAATGTCTGAATGCTTGCCCAGCAACTCTAGTGCCTTGATCTCGATCTTCAAGTCACCACAGTCTGCCAACTCAATGAGTTTGTTTGTTATGAAATTGCGTGCTTGCTGGCCATCAGCAATAGCTTGGTAGTCAAAGCGCTTGAGAATCTCTGACGCTATCTTTGCTTGGGCAGGAGATGTTAGATGGGATGGTGTCTTGGCCGATTTTGTAACGAGGTCTTTGGCCTGTGCAAAATCTTTCTCATTGAAGTCTATGCTTCCTCCGAGAGACTCAAGCATGTCAATGGTATTTGCAGCGACGGCTACAGCGTCCGACTGAGTAGCAGGCTGCTCGTCGGTTAGGTCAAAGGGAACTTTGTGTTCCGCAGTAGGCTCAATTTGTATCATCGGGAAATCGCACCAATGAAAAGGAATGTGCCTA